TCCGGTATTGTTGATCGATACCGGCCCAAAGAATTTAAGGACTCTGGTTTTACCGATGACTTTGGAGTACACATGGAGTAAACTATGGACATGATACAACATCTTGAAGAAAGTTATAAGAGAGAAATCAAAGAGTTAAACAACCAACTGTATGCACAGTATCAACGTAACAAAGTCTTACATGAAGAGATAAGTTTTCTTAAAACTAAACTCTCTTCTTTGGAAGATACATTAGAACAGCTTGTACAGGAGAAGTTAAATGCTTGAGTTTCTATTACTGTCAATAGCCGTCAATCTTGGTGTTCTTACAATAGCACTTCTAGCATCATGAGTTTTTTTATTAAGGTTTTAATATTTAAATTCGTGGTGTTACTCATAGTATTTCAAGCTACGGGAGCCAAGCTACAAACTTATGAAGAAGAAATATCTTGCTTAGTTGAAGCATTATATTTTGAATCCAGAGGAGAAAGTTTCTCTGGACAATTGGCAGTTGGCACTGTAATCTTGAACAGAGTTCAACACAATAGATTTCCCGATACAATATGTGAGGTGGTACATGAAGGACACTATAGGAACGGACATCCTATAAAAAATAGATGTTCCTTTTCTTATTATTGTGATGGTAAACCTGAAAGAGTAGAAGACTTGGATGCTGAAGCTAGATCAGCAGACGTAGCATTCTTTCTGATGGAAGGAGGTAGATTATCTGGGCTTAATAAATCGTTGCACTATCATGCAACTTATGTTAATCCTAAATGGAATCGTGACTACAAAAGACTAATGCAAGTAGACAAACATATTTTTTATGGAGAAAGAAAATGAGTAAGAACTTTTGGCAACGTGATCGTAAGAGTATTTACCGGAGTTTGGTAAAAGAATACCAACGTGAAGGCTATACTCATAAAGAAGCTAAGAAGTTTGCCAAAGAAGAAACAGACGAGATCATGGCCGATAAAGAATCTTTTGTTGATAACCTTATTGCAATAGAAGAGGAGCAGTACAGTTGAACGTAGAAGTAATAGACAGTATGGGTACAGATTTAACTGTAGTTAATGCTGCAAGAGTAAGCTTTGATAAAGAAAGTGAATGGGAAAGTATACCACATGCTGGACCAGTAGAAAATCTTTTGTCTTCGGCTGATGAAAAACTTATTAAATACTTAGCCAAGCACGAACACTTCACTCCTTTTACTCATTGCACTTTGACGTTACGTGAAACTGTACCCATCTTTGTGGCTCGTCAAAGATTTAAACATACGATAGGCTTTAGTTATAATGAAGTCTCTCGACGTTATGTTTCTGATGAGCCAGAGTTTTTCCATCCCGATGGATGGAGAGAGAAAGCAGAAAGTGCCAAGCAAGGCAGTGGTAAAAAATATATAGATATCAATCCAGTAGGGAATAGACCTCCACCAATGGTTAATATCTATGACCATGCTATTAAAACTTGTAAGTGGACTTATGAAGAACTCTTACGTAAAGGAGTGTGTCCAGAGCAAGCACGAATGGTATTGCCACAGTCTATGTATACCAGTTATTATGTAACTGGTTCTCTCTATGCTTGGGCTAGAGCATATAAGTTAAGGAGTGATACACATGCCCAAGAAGAAATACAAGACTTGGCTAAGAAATGGGATGTTATATGTGAGTCTTTCTTTCCTTATTCATGGGGAGCATTAACAAATGAGTGATCGTTGGCTAGTACAGTTAGCATCTAAGACAGGTAAAGAATCAGCTTGGACATTTAGTAGTAAAGAAAAGGCTGAAGAGTTTTTAGAGGAACGATCTCACCTTACCTCCCACTTAGGATATGATCCCGATGAGGTATACTATTTACTTCCTATAGAGTGAGTACTACGTACTCTATAGGATAGTAAATAGATTGACAATCTAGAGAGGTTGAAGTATGATGCAAGAGAAGGACGATAAGTTTGTTCGTCACCTACCCTGTGAAGATTGTGGTTCGTCCGATGGTGTAGCCTTGTACGAATCAGGTAATACTTATTGTTTTGTATGTGAAAAATTAACGAAAGGAAATGAAATGGAAGATGCTGCACCAATACGTACTGTACACTCAAACAGTATGAGCAAAGGAAACTTTGCTGCTTTGGATGATCGTAGACTGACGTTGGATACGTGTAAGACTTACGGTGTAACCGTTACCCATAACAACGGTCAGGTCTTCCAGCATATTTATCCTTACCATGACGAGCAGGGCAATCACCTTGGGAACAAGGTTCGTACTGTCCAAAACAAAACCTTTAGGTCCGAAGGACAGATGCAGTCATGTACCTTATTCGGACAGAAAGCTTTTGCCCAACGTGGTAAATATATTACGGTGTGTGAGGGAGAGCTAGATGCTATGGCATGTTACCAAATGTTTGGTAGCAAGTGGCCGAGTGTCTCGGTCAAGTCAGCATCGTCAGCCTACAAGGATTGTAAACGTAGCCTTGATTACCTGAACAGGTTTGAGAACGTAGTCCTATGCTTTGATAATGACAAGGCTGGACGAGAGGCAGCAGACAAGGTAGCCCAACTCTTTGAGCCTAACAAGTGCAAGATCGTTAGCCTTTCCCACTTCAAAGATGCCAGTGATTATCTCAAGGCTGGCAACCGAGAACAGTTTACTAAGCTATGGTGGGAGGCTGAAGAGTACACACCAGCAGGTATTACAAACCTTGGTAAGCTAGGAGATAGTCTATACGACGAGGACTATTGTGAGACTGTACCTTTCCCGTGGGTTGGTCTTAATGAAAAAATCTATGGCATGAGGACAGGTGAGTTGCTAACTGTGACCTCCGGTTCTGGCATGGGTAAGTCTTCTATGATTAGAGAACTGATGCATCATGTGATGAAAAGTTCTCAAGATAATATTGGGGTGCTTGCTTTGGAGGAGAGCATTCGTAATACAGCTTTCAACATCATGTCAGTTGAAGCTAATAAAAGATTATATATCAAGGAGATACGTGATACATTTTCACGGGACCAATTAAAGGAGTGGGAGAATGCAACCATTGGGACTGGTAGGTTCTTTGCTTTTGACCATTTTGGTTCTATATCTAACGATGAAATTCTCAATCGTGTTAGATACATGGCTAAAGCATTAGACTGTAAATGGATATTCTTAGACCACCTGTCCATACTTGTATCCGGTCAGGAGGAAGGAGATGAACGACGGTCTATTGATATTCTAATGACAAAGCTACGTAGTCTTGTCGAGGAATGTCAGATAGGTTTGCTGTTAGTGTCTCACCTTCGACGTACCTCTGCCGATAAGGGGCATGAAGAAGGCAAGGAAGTTTCTCTTAGTCACTTGAGGGGATCACAAAGTATAGCCCATCTATCTGATGGAGTACTAGCCTTGGAAAGGAATCAACAGGACGACGATCCAACGGCAGCTAATACCACGGTGGTACGTATCCTCAAGAACAGATACACAGGAGACACTGGCATAGCAACGTACTTGTTTTATGACCAAGACTCTGGTAGAATGTCAGAGATTAGTAATCCCTTTGAAACTAACGACGAAGAAGAGGAGGCATTCTAATTAAAGGAAAACGTAAACCGTTTGATCGTAAACTTTATAATGAAGTAAACGATCTATCTATCAAAGCTGTTAAAAAATATCTCAAAGCTGCTGGTCATAAAATAATATCTACGAAAGAAAAGTATACAGCAGATATTGAGACTAGTTTTAACGGTACTCGTCACCTCATTGAAGTAGAGGTACGTATGGGTTGGACAGGAGATTGGCCTCGTAACTGGCCTAACGTCAGAGTACCAGAACGAAAGAAAAAACTATTAGACCAATCAGAAAGAGAAGAAAAGCCATTAACATTTCTGTATTTAAACCGAGACTTTACTAAAGCTTGGAAAGTGGATGGAGATGTGGTAAAAGATAGTCCACTAGAAGAGGTTCCAAACAGGTTTGTAGCTAAAGGAGAATACTTCTTTATTATACCTGTAACAAAAGCAACTATGGTGAATCTATGAAATGCATTCTCGACATTGAAACTGATGGGCTTTTAGATACTTTATCTAAAGTACACTGTATTGTGGCTTATGATATAGATAAACAAAAGCCCTACATTTTCATAGGAGATGAGTGTGTAACAAAGTTTCCTAACTTTGCCCGTGGTGTGTCAGAATTTATTATGCATAACGGCATGTCGTTTGATGCTGTAGCACTCAATCGAAAGTGTAATGCCCGTATCATGCCTAATAAAATTACTGACACACTTATTTTATCTCAACTGTTTAATCCTGTACGTGATGGAGGACATTCTCTAGAAGCATGGGGTGAACGGTTTAAGATACCAAAGGGAGGAGTGGATAGCTTTGCTTACTACACTCCTGCTATGTTAGACTACTGCAAACAAGATGTGAATATAACATACAAGTTATACCAACATCTTAAAACTGAATCAAAAGGATTTTCTTCACAGAGTGTACAACTTGAACACAAGATTAGAAATCTTATTGATCAACAAGAAGAGACTGGTTTTTATTTAGATGTACCGTATGCCAGTACGTTTGTAGCTAGGTTAGCTGATCAAGCTGATGCAATCTACGACCAGCTACAGGAGGTATTTCCTCCCGTTGTAATAACAGGACGTACCCATAAGACATCTGGTAAACCACTACGGGATATTGTTACCCCATTTAATCCCGGTTCACGTAAACAAATAGGTGAACGTCTAATGGAATTAGGTTGGAAACCTACTAAGAAAACAGAGAAGGGACACATAATTGTAGATGAATCTGTGCTATCAGAGATAGAAATTCCAGAAGCACAGTTGATTGCTAAGTACTTACTACTTCAGAAAAGGTATGCTCAAGTATCCTCATGGATAGAAGCTGTACAAGATGATGGTAGAGTACACGGTAGAGTTCTTACATTACGTACCATTACGGGTAGGATGGCACATACATCACCCAACATGGCACAAGTCCCTGCTTCTTATTCACCTTACGGTGAGGAATGTCGTACATGCTGGAGAGTGGAAAATAAAAACACACACCAGCTTGTAGGAACAGATGCATCTGGTCTGGAACTTAGAGGACTAGCCCATTACATGGATGATCCTAAGTTTACTCAAGAGATTTTAGAAGGAGACGTACATACAGCTAACATGAAGATGGCTGGACTTACAGATCGTGATCAAGCAAAGACATTTATCTATGCTCTTTGTTATGGTGCAGGTGCAGCCAAGATAGGTACTATTGTTGGAGGATCATCGAAAGAAGGACAAGTTCTTATAGATAGGTTCCTTAATAATATGCCTAAGTTAAAATCATTACGTAACAATCTCACAGAAGCTGCTGGGTCTGGAGTTATCAAAGGACTTGATGGAAGGCTTATCCATATCCGTAACTCCTATTCAGCAGTCAACAGTTTAATACAGGGTGCTGGTGCTGTTGTCTGTAAACAGTGGTTGATACAAATGATTGAGAAGGTTAGAGGTAAAGGTCTTGATGCTAAACTCGTAGCCAGTATACACGATGAGTATCAATTCGAGGTGGCTAAGAAAGACCTAGAAGAATTTGGAAAGATTACAAAGGAGAGTATCAAAGAAGTAGAACAAGTATATGATTTAAAATGTCCATTGGATTCTGAATTTAAGGTTGGGGAAACATGGGCAGAGACACATTAAATGCTTGACAACCTAAACCATCTGTGATAGACTTATACATCATCAAATGAAAGGAGTCATTTATATGACTGAGCAAATTAAAAATCGAATCATTTCTGGTACTGCTTACTGGGCTTCTGTTGTTAGCCCTAACACAACCTTTGATCCCCATCGTTGGGAGATTAATGTGTGTAATCTCTCGGATGAAACTAGAGCTATGGTTGAAGAAGATGGATTACCTATTAAAAACAAAGGTGATGATCGTGGAGATTTCGTGACGATCAAACGTAACCTTACTCGTAAGGATGGTGGCACTAACGATGCTCCGAAGGTAGTCGATTCCAATAATTCCCCCATGCACAATACCCTCATTGGAAACGGCTCATTAGTGAATGTTAAATATCGTCCGTACTCTTGGAGCTACAGCAATAGGAAAGGTGTGAGTGCTGATCTGATGGCTGTACAAGTTGTGGACTTGGTAGAGTACATGGCCGATGGAGACTTTGAGTCAGTGGAGGGTGGCTATACCTCCGGTGAAGGCTCCGACATTCCGTTCCCTACTAACTAAGGATATGGGGTAGGCTTTACCTCCGAGCCTACCCCTAATTCTCTATGAAAAAACTAGAAGATATTGTAACAGATATCTATAATCTTTTTGATTCAGAGATTGGTCCTCAAAGATCAAAAGAACAGTTAGGTAAAGCTGCTCGAAAGATGGGACGTAACATAGCCAACTTATGTCTTGAAAGATTTGAGGAACACAAACAGGAATCTAGAATAAGATTATCCAACATAGGCAAACCAAGGAGACAAGTATGGTATGAATTAAAAAACTATCCTAAAAGTTCTGAGCCATCTGGTAGTGATTATATTAAGTTTCTTTACGGTAATATACTAGAAGAACTTCTATTATTTTTATCGTATGCTTCTGGTCACACCGTAACTGAACCTCAAAAGAAAGTTATGATTGATGGTATAACAGGACATAAAGATTGCAGGATAGACGGGGTGACTGTGGATATAAAGAGTGCCTCGTCTTTTGCATTCAAGAAGTTTGAACAAGGAACATTAGAGGAAGACGATCCCTTTGGTTACATCAGCCAGTTGTCTGCATATGCTAAAGCAGAGGGAGATACCGAAGCTGCCTTCTTAGCTATTGATAAACAGAATGGTAAGCTTGCTTTGTTACCCCTGCATCATATGGAGATGGACGATGTTAGCACCAAGATTAAAAACATTAAACAGCTC